AGATTTCATCTCATCAGTATTTGATATAATAAAATTTCCAGGTGTATTGTTCATCTTGAGTCCTTATACATCTCGAACAATTTGCCATGTCAACCAACTAGGTGAAAGTTACCGCAACTGTATGGCTTGGTGCCTGGACGAATCGGTAGCTAGTCGATCGACATGGCAAATTGTTCGCAATGTAAAACAGTTAATGTTTTGAGCTTTCACGCTCACGAATGAATTCACTTCCTTTTATACAGCAACAGGCGTAAAAAGCAAGCAAAAATTCGCTCATGTGCTCCCTTAAAAACCCGCATTCTACGCCTGCTGTCAACAAATAATAGCCAACCTTAAGGAAATATTAAATTTTACAAATTATAGGATAAGATTATAATGCGCAGTTCTGTGATTTTCTTGTTTTATTCATTTCTTTTCTTGCTTTCCAATTAGCATAAAAAGCCGCTGCAAAAGCACGATCTTTTATTATCGTAATATTTTCTGCATTTCTATGAGCTGCGTTTTTACTATAATTATAACTGCCTCCAACAACTATTTTGCGATCAACAATTATAATTTTATTGTGCGCTATTGAGATAGAGTTAGCAGAATCAATACTGCAATCAATTTTATAAAACAATAAAAACCGCATAATTTCCTTATCTTTTTGGCTCCTATCTAAAAGAACGCTCACTTGCACTCCTCGTCTTTTTGCTTGTAATAAAGCATGTGCAATATCCCAATCAGTAAAACTATAAGCTTGAACAAGAACCTGGTGTTTAGCGTTATTAATTACTTGGACAATCTGTTTTGCACAATCATCTTCTCCAGGAGTGAAAATCAGTTGATATTCTGCATCAGACGAAAATTTAGCGGCACTAGCGAAGGAAGAGCAGAAAAAGAATAGAACAAACAATAATAGATTTATTTTTCTTAACATGTTATTATAACTCCGCAGTAACAATTTTTGTTTCTTGCATATTATGTCTCCTTAGTTTTTTATATGTGCTTGTTTGAAGGGCGTGACCTCATCACGCCCTTTTTTATTCCTGCCACCAATCACTAAATAGCTCTAATAATGTATAGATTATACAAAAAGCAACGCCAACTATAAGTAAGCAATGAAGCCAAACAGAAGTGTTTGCGTAGTACTGAATTAACAAATTAATTCCTAACGAAATCATCCCGCCGGTAATAATTAAAAACCAAAATTTCTTATTGTTAAACATATTTTATCCCAGCAGCTGCTTTATAGAGGTATTTAAATCCTCTAGTTTTCTAGCATATTCTTTGCCGTTTTCTTTATCTGCATCTGACATATTGGGCATATTTTTGGTTGCTTCTCTCACCTCATGCAAAACTAAAGAGGCAGAATAACCTGCTATGATTAAGGTAGAAAAAAGAACAATTCCCATGGGCGGGTTTTCTTTTTGAATAAAAGCTGATAATTTTTCTGTGAACTCTTCTACTAATTTTTTTGCTTCATCATTGGTCATCATATTACACATTCTCCGTTTATAAGATTTTGATGAGTGCGTTCGCCATTTCTAATTGCTCTTCAAGAGTTTTTATTGTAGCAAGAGCGGATGAAATTAAGCAACCCATTAGTTCCGGCTTTCTCTCTGGGTCGCATTTATTAAAATGGTCTATTAAATTTGCAAACGATTCTGTAAGTTTCATATTTTCGTTTTTCATTTATCTCTACCTAGAACATTTAAAAGATATTGTGCTTCATCTTCAGATTCGTCTTTCATTTTTTCCCCTGTAGTTTTTTTATTTCGATGATTAATTTATTTAAAACATAACAAAGATCATATAACGGCAGCCCTTTGGCTTCTTCAATATATTTCACAGCATCTTTCTTAGGCATTCCATTGTATATAACGATATTTACTGCCATATCATATAAATCTTTTTTCGTGGTTTGATTACAATAATCTTTAAATAAGTTCATATTATTTTCCTCTTCCTATTGTTGAATTTAAATAATTATGTTCGTCTGCTGCTTCGCTTTCAAGTTCTTCGTCTTCATCAGGAAATAGTTTTTCAAAGGCCTTTGGGTAATTGTTCATTATAAAAGGTTTGTTCTGATGAATCCACTTAAGCGGTATATCGTCTTCTCGGTTTGTGTCCAAGAAGAACTTATAAAGCTTATTAGATGTTGGAGTATATAGTGTCATTTGTTCTTTCCTCATGTTGTTATATTATGATTATAGCACATAATTATTAAAGAACGCAAATTGTTTTTAAAAAGGCAAATCCATGTCTATATCCTTATTTATCCCATCTTCTTCTAATGGTAATCTTGTCTGTACTGGAGCAACCGGAGCCTCAACCGTAACCTCAGCAAGCGGTTGTGTATCCGTAGGCGGCAAGAATTTTGCTATTCGGCTTTTGTCTCCATACTGCTCTGACTTCTCAGTATGGATAATTGCATAACCTACGCCATCTAATAAATCATCGGCTTTTATTTCTGTTCCTATAAGATATGGTTTGCCAATAGAAGTAACTAAATCATTTAGCCGTTCTGTAATAAACGCCCAGGGCTTCCCGGTTTTTGGATCAATAGACTTCGAGAACTACTCAAATATTTTAGTCTCTTCGCCTCCTGAGTTTATTTTACATATAATTCTAATAGATTCTTTTCCCGATGTTTTTCCAATATAAGCAGCATCACAGTTGCAAATCTGGAAAGTATATTTCCCAGGCTTAAGTATTGCGTTCATTAATAGTCCTCGTAAAATTTAGTAGCACAAAACAATTTAATTAAAGGCAAAGAAATCTTTCTTGAATATCTTTTATAGAAATCCTCATCGCCAAACTCACCAAGTTGCTTTGTTGATAGAAACAGTTTTTTAGAAAGCTGCTGTTTATTGTATGGTTCAGCCTTATAGTCGATTATATCTTTTTCTATTCTTTCGCATAGCAAAAGCTTGTCGATCATTTTTTGCGCTGTTATAAAACTTAGTGATTCTTCGTGATCCATTGTTATACTCATTGTGGAATATCGTCTTCCGAGATTAAGTTTTGTTTTCTTATAGAACATGCTTTTATTAGCTTCTGCTTTTGCTCTTCCGTCATCGAAAATTCTATTAACTCTTTATACTTCAGATTCAAAGCGTCAACATCTTTACACGCATTAATTTGTTGGACGAAGTCTAGGCGAAGTTTAGGTGCAGAAACGGCTTCCATTGGTTTTATATCTTCTTCATCATAGTAGGAGTCAATAGCCTTTACAACCTCGACCAAATCGTTATCAATCTCAATTGTTTGGAACATGCCCATCGGGCTTTTAGCTATGCTTGTTCCATCATTCTGCGTCAGAAACGTATATTTACCGTTTGCAACCTTAGAATGCAAAACGACTGTACACATACCTTCGAGTGATATTTTTTCGTCTACCAATTTACCTACGGTTTTACATTTGATTTTACCATTAACATCAGTTTCGGCATGGGCTAACAATACCACTTTTAAATCTCCTCTACATCCGTTTGCTGCATTGACAATGTCCCAAATGCTTTTACCAATCTTTGTAAACTTTTCGTAACCCTTGTTTTCAATCGTACTCATATAAGCGTTCGTCATGATTGCTTGAAAATCATCGACCACAATTAGTTTTATGTTTTTGTTTTTTTCCGCTTCCTGGATTTTCTGTACAATGATCCTGGAATTATCGGTAAAGATTGCATTAGTGCCAAATTTCTTTGCTCCGCCACGAAATGGCAACGGCTTATTTAAAGCATTAATTAGAACAGTTTCTTTGCCATTTAAATTACGCAAAGAAGTGCTTTTGCCCGAACCACTCTCACCAACTATTAAGATACTTGACATGTTTTTTCCCCCGTCAATTTGTTATAATTGTTAAACAAAAGTATACCACCACAAATAGAGCTAAACATAAAACAACAGTTTCGCTCTTATAATAAAAAAACTTTAGATTCTTTATCATTGAATCTCCGCTGATTCGCCAAAACAATCATTCGACCATTCCAGTTTTTTTTCTTCATTTCTCCAAAATGCCTCAGCCATAAGTTGTGGAAATAAGGCTTTAAAAATAGTAATATTGTACATATTTATCTTTACTGCAGTAACTTCATTTGTGTTATTCATTTTAGTGCCCCTCATTGGCATTTCATTTGATTACACAATTACTATAGCACATCAAAACTGACTTTGCAAATATTATTATTGCGAGGGTAAAGAATCTATGCTATAGTAAATAAAAATAACAATCAAATCCACATATGAGAAACACACTAAAAACGAAAATT